CCAAACTCATGCTCAGGGTCTCGTCTGCCGTATTTAGCAGCCTGTTCCTTTGCAGATGTTCTATTAAATATACCACGCTCTCCTGACTTAGACTCTACAAGAGATGCCCACTCTCGCAAGAATGTCTCACCGTCAGGCTTATCGGTGTAGCACACAGAGTTATTAGCCAATGCCATCTGTGGTGCTGTCTCCCACCACTTACCTGACTTGGCATGTCTCATGCGTCCATCTGATAGGTTAGACAGGCTAATCATGGCAGACCGTCTAACACCACCTGACACCACAACTTCCCCAACTTTGCACATTAGATTATGACAGTCGTAGCTAGACAGCTTGCGTCCTTCATTCTGTCTGAACAAGGCTACCGTGAAGTTAAACAAATCAACGAGAGGTGCAGGACCTGATGCCCTACCACCGAATACCTTTAGCCTAGAACCTGCAGGTCTAACCTTCGACACATCCCACATAGGAACTTCGCCCATATACAGGTGTCCTATTAGCTTACGTAAGGCTCTTGCCCAACCTTCTTTGCTGTCTTGCACCTCTATGACGGTGTTAACATGCTCTAACTTCTTTGGAATCTCTGGCAGTTGATTGACATACTGTCTCTCCACAGAGAACCCAACTCCTGTACCACAGAGAAGTATATACATAGCTTCATCGAAAGACTTTGGGTCATCGACAGGCATGTAGCTACAGTTATATCCTGCAGTGTTGTCCCTCTCAAGGGCAGAACCTGCAGTCATCAAGGCTCTCATAGAGGGCATAACTTCTAGATTAAGTATAGCGTCCCTAACTTGTGTAAGGGGAAGGTGTCCCTTAACTTTCTGTGACATATATCCAACATATCTGTCTACAGTTTCTTCCCACGTTTCTCTGCGTCCTTCTTCTTCCATCCATCGTGCGTATCTGGATACTGCTATAAAGTTTTGGTAATCAGTCGGTATCATCTTTTCTCCTCGAAATATCTATTTGTCTAATCTCAACATCGTCAATGTCATATATAGCTTCGCATATTCTTTGTTTAATACAGGAAGCGTCTGTGTGTTTATCTCCTACCTCAAGAAAGTTAGCAGTAGGGTCAACTTTTATCGTCATACTTATCTCATAATTATTTTTATTCATCCTCATACTCTAATTCAAATGGTTCTTCTAACTGTGGTGCGTATATTATAGTGGCTTCCATCTTGGAGTCAATATGTAATTTAAATTTATGTGCATCTTCTTCGTTTTCAAACCAAAATTCTTTATCTATAAGTTTCTTTCTCTTCTCTACTTTGCAAACTACCAAATGATTACAGTCAGGTGGTATCTCATAAGGATAGTTTGATGTTAAGGTCTCAAGATTGTAAGGACCTTCAGTTACTGCCCAAATTTTTACTCTTTTTGTTTTCATCAGCCCATACCTTTAATAAATTCATGTAGTGTTCCATCCCAATCATAACAACCCAAGGCTTCCTGTCTGAACGATAGAACACAACAGGCTCTCCTTTTGCATGACTTGAAGCCTGTTCCATGTAGTCATACACAGTCTTCAAATTATTCTTTCTTCTCTTCACCTCAATGGTGAGAGGTATTATCTTTCTTGCAGCAGGTGACAACTGTATGTCCTCACCTGAGTCTCCCATGATAGTAGACTTGATATCGTCAGGCTCTAGGTCAGGAAATGTTTCAAGTAGTTTGTCTCGCACTTCCTGTTGACCAAGCCTACCCTTAGCCTTTGCGTTCCTAGTCATGGAATATCTCTGGAACTTTAGGTTCTGTCTCAACGTGTGTCAGATATTCAGGACCATAAGAGTAGATGAAAGTTCTAAGGTTATCCCAACAGAGATACTTGAAGTCACAGTAACTACACTGCATACTTAATTTTTTGTTGCTACTAGTCTTTGACTGAGGGATTGGGTCAATCTTTTCTTCAGGTATGTCTCCCTCGACAACACCCTTAATCTCCTTTATCTCTTCCCCTTTTGTTTCTAACTCTTTAGTGAAATCATAAACATCCAGACAAACATTTCCATTCTGTTTATCAACTGCAAGGAAAGCTCCATGTGTTTTGTTGGTAACAAGAGGGTCATCTTTTCCTGCGTATACATACGAACTGAGTTGAGAGATATATCCAAATGGGTCATCATCTTTTAACTTTCCTTCCTTAAACTTCTTATAAGCATAACTACTGCAGGACTTTACGTCAACTGTCATGCCATCAATGACTGCATCTCTGTGTCCCTTAACACCAAATACATTTAGCTTGGACTGTTCACCTTCTACTGTGTGACCACTAGCCTTAGCCAATGACAGCAACAACTCTTCTATCATGTCCCCATAAAAGAACTTTAGTAGTGTGCTAGGACGTAGGGACTCACCTTCCTTAGGTTTGTTTACTTTATACCATAGCTTTCTCTTGCAGGGTGTACCCACAGATGAAAGAGAAAGATACCCTCGTGGTTCTTGAGGAGAGGAGAACCTTTGACTTGCGACAGAGGACAAGTTACTACCAAAGGTTGAACCAACGACACTATCCCAACTGCCTTTACCTTCTACAGTTTTGTAAATGTCTCTAACAAGGGTATCAATCTTTTTCATCTGTTATTCCTAACTTATGTTTCCGTTTTCTAAATTTACTTTTAGTCTTATCTGAGACAACCCTCAGGCTATACTTCGGAGTACGTAACTCCATAGCCTGAAGGTTTCTTGGTTTAGAAACTTTAGAAGGGAACTTCCTCTTCACCTTGTACCACCTTTAACTTCTGTGGTGGTGGCATGGTTACTACCTCATCCTCGTCATCATTAGATGGTGGTAAAACATGCTCCAACACTTTTACTCTGTCGAGTCGTGTGCCTACGATTGACTTCCTACGTGTGTCGTAGACAGACAGAGTAACCATAACAGTAGAGCCGTTGCCTATTGTACCGTCAGCATCAAAGTCCCACTTAGTACCATCAGCCTTTACAACGACAGGAGACCCACTGTCCCAATCTCTACCAGTGTTAAACTTACGTATAAACTTAACCCTAGTACCTCTACCCTCTGAATCAGGCTTACCCCTCCTCATTGACTTAGAAGCAGTTAGTCTAGACATATTCTCGTCATCAAGAATCATGTCTACGGTACACGCACCATCCGTATCTTCATACGTTCCCGGTGCATCCCCTTCTTTAAAACCAACTTTGTCTCTGTTTTCCTCAAAGACTTTCGCCCATTCAGCGATACCTGTTAAAACAACTTTTCGTGTAGCCATTTATTTTCTCCTATTTAATTTGACTTATTATACCAGATAAAATTTATATTGCAACACCTAATGTACATCGGCATATGTTTTTCCATATTGAACGTCAATACCTAAGTCCACATTAAGTTTAAGTTGCTCGTTTAATTTGTTGATTGCCCACGTTAAAACACCTGTGTGTTCATTCTGTTCTCCTTCTTTTATTACGTTTATACTCTCATCGTGGAACTGACCAACGATGTTTGGTCTCTTCATTCTGTAGTACGCAACCCACTTATCAAAGCAGTATGAACCTGTACTCTGATTGATGGTGGAGAATGCGTCCTTCTCATATCTCAGTGAGTGCCAGAACTTACTGACAGGATTCTGTATCCACATGTCATCCTTAATCTTCCTAATCTTTTGCTCAGAAGAGAACTTCCTGACTGACCAGTTTCGTTCCCAATAGGCATCTAATAGTTTCTGAGCTTCCTTAACCTTCATGCCTGTTTCTCGTGCAAGTTTTGCAGCACCAACTCCGTAGGTGGCAGAGTAATTGACAACCTTAAAGTTTTTTCTCAGCGACTTCAAGTCAACCTCACCACTGTGGTGTCTTTCAATATCTCTCTGCGTAATAACCTTGGCATGTTTTGCAAGGTCAAGGTGTGGGTCAAAGCCTTTACGTGACATCTCTTCTACATACTTAGGGTCATAGGGTTTCATGTAGTGTCTCTTTGTCGTGTCCTCTAATGAAGTCATGTCTGCTCCACAGAGGAGAGAACCTTCAGGTGCTGTAAGACAACTACGTATCTCCTTTCCCCAAGGCTTCTCTACTGATGGGAGATTGACGAGAGGTTTTCTATGCTTGAAACGTAGGGTATTTGTAAGTCCGTCTATCTCTGCTCGTAGGTATCCATTATGTTCACACTCAACGAATCCATTAAGTATTCCTAGTCGGTGTTGTAGAACTGTGAGACCGTCTAGTACTTCCACAGCAGGGTGTTCCTTGGACAGTAGCTTGACTGACTCTGTAAGTTCACCATTGACTCTCACCTGCTCTACCTTCTTCTCTTCGCCTGTCTCCTTGTTCTTGTTGTACTTGTATGTACAAGGTTGCCAACCTAAAGAATACAGCCAGTCCTTTACTTGGTCAGTAGAGTTAGGGTTTGCTTCCTCTGCACCTCTAACAACTGTCACATCTTTATCGTATGTATCTGGAAGACCATGCTCTTCTAACAAGTCAAACCATCTCCTACCGTGAGAGGAGATAGTGCCATCTTTCTTATAGCACACTTTAGGTTTACCCTGCACTCTATACAGCTTACGCATAGGCATTACCTCAGTGAGTTCTGTAACTTTCTTTTCTTGTAGCTCTGTAAGTTCAGCAACACACTTCTTTGCAAGGTCAACGTCTACCCTCCAACCTGACTGTTCAGCCTGTCTAGCACAGTCCATCTTGAACTGTAGGTATCTGAAAAACTTGTCTAGTTCTTTCTTGTCTTTATAAAGCACCATGAATCTATTCAATAAATTATTCCATAACGCTTCTGTAATCTTTACATCTTCAACACATCTGTTTGAATAGTCCTCAACAGACAAGTTATCCCAATCATCTATCTTCGGCTTTTCTATCCCAAAGTCAGGGAAGAAGCTGTCTAGTCCATGCTTGCTCCGTGTAGGGTTTAAGACCCAAGACATAGGTAGTGTGTCGTACAGTCTTGCATCTATCTTTATATCGAGTATCTTCTCCAACAAAGGTATATCATATCGTATTATATTGTGACCTAACAAGTGTTTCTCATTAGAGAGTAAGAGTCTTATGTCATCATAGTCATGTAGTGTAATGTAAGCTTCAGGCTTACTGGTATCTACATACGACAGACAGTGTATCTTTGTTGCTTCATCAAGTAGTCCGTTTGATTCTACATCAAATATAATCATGCTACGTGTCGCTCTCTTTCTGTTGTATCCTCAGTTAAAAGTGTTGTCTCAGGGTCATAGTATACACACCCTGCTTTACCAAGTTTAGCAAATGGTCTATTTTTGTCAACAATAAACTCAGTAGTATTCTGAATTGTTTCATCCTCATTCTCTACATCTCTTTCTATCTTGATACATATGATAGCTTCTTCTTCTAATGAGGAAGCATACTTAGTACGTCCATCATCATTGACCTGTGATATAAATACAACACCTATATCTAATTCCTTAGACAGTTGAGCCATCCTCGCACCAAGAGAAGTTAGAACTGAGGTAGCTCCGTCAACTCCTGTCTGACTGAGATAGGCTAGTCTTTGTACGTGGTCAACAAAGATATACTCTGCACCGTAAACAGTGGCAGCAAGTCGTGTATACTCCAGTAGTTTAAGAGGGTCATCGTGTGAACGCATCTCGAATACTATTGTACGCTCTCCCTGTGTCGCTTCAAGTGCTGACTTGACTACCTCTTCTTCAGATATATTGTTTTCTTTTGCATCATCTTTTGTCCTGACGTTCACACCAAGTTGGTAGGTAGCCATAGCACGGTACGTTGTGCTACGCATCTCTTCCATGTGGAGCAGAGCAATACGTGTATCAGGATTCTTTAGTAACCCTGTCTCGAAGTATCGTATTACCTCAGTCTTACCTGTACCTCTTGGTGCTTTGAGGAACGTCAAGCCACCCTTAACTATACCTCTAATCTTGTCATCAAGACCTGTGTGTCCTGTAGGGGTATAGGAGTAGGGATTCTCTGTAAGTATAGCCTGTTCAACTTCATCATCAGAACAGAAGAAGTTGTCAGGTGAGTATCGTTGTGGCTTCAAGGCTGTCCACTTCAATTCATCACCGTCACCTGCCATGAGAAACTCATTAGCATCTTTGTACTTGGACATAGGTACGTAGTATAACTTGGCAGGGAAAGATTCATAGAGTCTCTCTGCACTCCTACGTCCTGCATCATCTAGCTCACCTGCGTATATAATCTCCTTGAAGGAGTCGAGATACTTGTAGTTCTGCTTGATAAACTTATCACCTATAGAAGCAGAGGGGAGTGATTTAACAAAGTACTTCTGACCTAGTATCTGGTAAAGACTTGCTGCATCAAACTCCCCTTCGGTCACATAGAGTTTATTAGAGGAGTTAGAATTAAACTCAGGACCAAACAAGTGATTCATCCCAACACCCTTGTCCTTTATCCAAGTCTTAGACTTGTCATCAAAGGCTCTGTACTTAACCGTGTGTGGATACTTGTAAGCATATCGGACAGGCTTACCGTCTGCGTCTGTCTGTATCTGTATACCATACAGCTTACAAACCTCAGGGTCTATCCCCCTGATGTCATCGTAGGTGACACCCTTAACTTCTTTCATCATTACATCCTCTCTCCTCTTTAATGGATAACTTTGCTTTGCCCAATCAAACACAGGTAGTCTATGCTTGTTCGGATAGGACTCACCACAACTGTGACAGAAGCCGTAGCCATCGTCATTCCAGTTGAATGCGTCTGAAGAACCACAGTCCTCAAAGGGACAGGCTTGGTGTGGATTATCTGCCATTCATTAACTCCTTCCATGATACAGGATATAGACTGTCCATAACAAAAGATATTTCTTTTGCCACTAACTTTGATTCGTGTTGTGCATCTTCTTTTAACCTAAGATTACACATATCAGCAAAGGCATCAAGACTACCAGACCAATACCACTCAGTCATAGTGTTCTGTGGTAGCACCATACGTGCCTGTTCTGGAGCTACACCTTCTTTGAGAAGGTTGTTGTATGTTTCCCTAACAAACTGCATAGTACCACCAATCTCGTAGTCTACCGTCCCCTCACCTGAACCCTGTTTAATGTTACCTTCTGGTCGTGTTCTCCATTCCTCAGGTATATAAAATTCAGGGTCTTTATCTACATAACGTCTACTAACCTCGTTCCAACGTAGGAACTTATGTTTTACTAACTGCCTAGCTACAAACACAGGAGCAGACACAAGAAATGTTGCAAAGCAATGACCAAAGGGTGACATGTGTTTATGCTTTGCAAGATAGCTAATCAGTTTTTTATCTTTGTTAGATAAATTCGTACTGAGTTTATCAAAGCTAACTCTTGCAGCATTAACTACAGTGAGGTCATTACCCATGTGAGTTATGTACTGTACTCCTATCAAGCTATCACAAGTCCTAATATAACTCCTGACATAAACACTGCGATAGCTGTTAATATTTCTAATACAAACAGTCTTGTTTCTGTATCATCTAAAAATTTAAATATGTTTTTCAAATCATTTCTCCCATCTATAAAATATATGTCTGTCTATTCGTGTAGTCTTTGTTTTCGTCTTCGCCCAAGCAGGTCTTACATAGGTAGCGTGGTAGTGCGTTGCTCCCTCTGTAAAATCTAAAGTTATTGTACCATACAACACCATTCTTGCATAGCGTTTTGCATTATACCACTCGTCACTTTTTAAATTAGGTGTGTCTTTTTTACCATCGCAGTACCAAGAAAACTGGCATTTGTGTATGACTGGTTTGTCTGTGCCTTTGTATGTGACAGATTGTGTTACCACATCACATACATTGTTAGGAAACCTGCTGTCTTCTACTCTGTTCATAACTACTTGACCCACAGCTATCTGTCCAAGCATAGACTGAAACTTTGATTCGTGATAGATGTTTGTTGCCATACACATTAATGCTGTTTCTAATATCATCCGTTTACTATCCCTGTTATGTCATAGTGGGCATACAATAGCATACCACCCACAACAAAAATTACTATTACAGCAACCAAGATATCTTGAAAGAAATCTCTTGCCTTTTTCTTTTCTTTTGTTAGCTGACCTTTAATTCTTTTTTTCATCCGATAAATCCTTGCGCTACCATGTTAAGTGCTAATGTTACTACTACTGCACCTATCATTAATAAAAATAAAGCGTGTCCCTCATTCATCACAAAAGTTCCTCCAGAATTTACAGTTGTTATCGCCCTTGCATACTCGTTCATGCTTCGCATTTTCCCAACACTCTGACTGCCAAGGTGAGAAATACTTAGTAGTAAATCTGTCCACCCAATCCTGTCCATCTACTATCCACAGTGCAAATATAGGGAGTGGTATGAGCAGTAGGAACACATAGAAGAAGGCAGTTCCAAAGCCTTTATTGTGGTATGGTTTCATTTTCTCCTCATTTCTAGTGCAGACTTTGCTGTGTTAAAGTTATGTTTGTTGTAAGGGTTAAGGCTCTGCACGTTCCTATGCCCTGTCACAGACATGATTGCCAGTTGGTCAACACCACTATTGATTAACTCAGTGATGGCTGTCTTCCTCAGGTCTCCCATCTGTAACTCTTTAGGAAGGTCACAGAGAGCCTTTACTTCATTTGCAAGGGTTGACACCTGAGAATGCTCAATGGTGCTGTATGCACCGTCTGAGGGTCTCTGGTAAGGTATTACGTATTCTTGGAATCCCCAATCCTCTTTCTGCTGTGCTAACAACTCTTCTAACTTACTATCAAGAGGTAGTTGCACCGTTGCACCACGCTTGGTCTGTACTATAGTCACCATTTTGTTGTCAAAGTCTACAGATTCCCAATTAAGCAGTCGGATATCTATTGGTCTCTGTCCCCATTCGTAGCACATCAAGGCTAGTAGCCCAATGTTTCTGTACTTGAATTGAGAGAAGGCTGTCTCAATAAACAATTCAACCTGCTCTCGTGTCCATACAACAGAGCGTGGCTTGTGTGACCTCTTCTTTACGATAGACATTGGGTTTCTGTCTATCAAACCAAGTGAGATGCAGAAGTTTAACACGACAGAAAACATTCTGGATAGTTGATTAGCGTTATCAACACTAGCACTACGTACCCAAGTCTCATACAGTTCGGTGCAGTGAGTGGGAGTGAGGTATTTAAGGGTAATGTCTCCCAACTCTCTGCCGAACATCTTTGTAGAACAAATTTTATTAAGACCGTAGGTGTATGTCTTCTGTGTCCTAAAAGATAACGAGTTGAACTGTCCTGTGCTGTAGTAGTAGGCAAGTATCTGTCTCAGGTTACTGTTTATATCGACATTACCTGCAAGAATCTTACCTCTTCTGAAGTCTTCGACAATCTTAACAAGCTTTGGTATCTCATACCTAGCTACACGACCATCTTTGAAAGTCATATTCTTGACAACACCAGACAGTCTAGCATCTTTCGGTGGTATAAAACGATAAACAGTAGAACCGTCTTTAAGTTTTGCTTTTGTTGTGTATTTCATCTTCTTCCTTTAGTTTTTCAATCATCTTGTTTATGTACCACCTAGCTTTCTCTAGGTCTTGGATAGGCTTGCCTTTATAATGCCACCTCCAAAGGTATTTGAAAGAT